ACCGTAGAAAGGAATAGCATCCTCTGAGGGAAAGGTTAAAGTATGACAAAGTAATACATCATCCGTCAAGTAGGTGGAATGCTCAAAGCGCCCATCCTCATTCGCTTCATCACACATATGCACCACAAGATTAGGGGTGTGAAGTTTGGCAATGGAAGCAAGAACACCAATAGAGGATTCATTAATATTCTTCATCTGGTGATAGGGTAGGGTATGATTGGCCGGGATAGTATGAACCATGCCATTACAACGGGCTACAAACTCTAGGTAGAGGCTTTTAACCTCGTCTGGAACCCGTGGAGTGTTGAAGTTATCCCCGGTATCAATAACATCGGCATGTCGGGCATTGGCTAGGTCTGCTATGAAGAATAGAACGTCCCTTTGAGTCTGCATCCAATCTAGGTCTAAGCGGGCTAGGGGACGGTCATTCCTAAGATGGGCATCACCAAATAAAATATACTTACTCATACTGTTTCCTTTGCCTTCATAGCATCCTTAACTCTTTGCCTAATCAGTAAGCAATAATCATCGCTAATTTCAGAACCAACCCAATTCCTATTATTCAATACAGCCATTTTAGCAGTTGTGCCTGAACCCATGAAAGGATCATAGACTATATCGTCTTTATTACTCCATGAAATAATATGATCATTTGCTAGTTGTTCTGGAAATGGTGCAGGATGCTTTACCCCACTATTATGTTGAGGAGGAAATTGCCATACATTATCAATTACTTTTGTATCGTGTATAGTACGAGTAATATCTGCACGATCTGTTCTATTACTGCCATCCACTCTTTTTTGACCGTAATCATTTTTTTTAGATTTTCCCGCATTTTTACAGGGAGTAGTGATGTAGTTACAAATAGGTTTTCCTTTACTAAGGATAAACATATATTCAAATCCCTGCCAATATCTATTGCATTTCGGATCATATGGAATAGGCGTTTTTTTCCATATCATTGTATCATGTAACTTAAATCCCACATCTCTGAAATACAACACCTGCCTAAATGAGGAACATGTCTCACTACCATTTATTGTAGCATCCCCAACTACCCAAACCACCACCCCATTATCTTTAGTAACGCGATACAATTCTTTAGCAATGGACTCAAAATCGAAACTATATCCGTTATAATTTCTAAGGTTATCATAAGGAGGGCTTGTTACTGTCAAATCTATAAAATTATCTGGCATTCGTTTCATAGTTTCAAGGCAATCTTCATTATAACACTTATTTATGTCCATTATCCCTCCAAAGGAGCATTGCAAAGCGGACACATCTTCGGCAACTGCCCTTGTAATTCCCCATATTCCCGTTCGGACATATCCGCCACATTCTTGTTGATTTTATACTGATCGGTGATACTTGTCAAGGAAAATATCTTATCCATCAATCCCTTATTTTCCTCCCCCAACATCCTGATCTTATTAACCAACTTTTCCGCCATAGGCAACATATCAGTACTACTTACCAGTTCATTTTGCGACTTATAATCAGCAATAAACAGGCTTAGTGTACTAATTTTGGCCTTACAGGACTCATTGAGAGACAGGGCAGGGCTAATCCCAAGTACCAACTGATCTGCCGCTTCAATGAAATCATACTCATTTACTATGGATTCATTTGCCTTATAAGTCTTAACCATATTAGAGATATTAGAGATTTTCTGTTCCAAATCCTCTACACTTGTCTGTAAGTGCATACAGTTTGTAACAAGTTTCTCTGCATCTCCGATTACTGCTGTTTGCTCCAATATCTTCTGTTGCCGTTCCCACAGATCGAGGGATTCCTTTAGTTCCCCTACTAGAAGTTCTATACCCTCATTTTTCTCCTCAAGAACCTCTATTTTCTTGAGTAACTTCTGTGCCATAGGTATCCAGTCAAACTTCTTCAAATCCTCGTCTACACGCTCTAGGTTCTCTCGTACCAGTTTCAATTCAGCATTAGTGGAACGGCGCTTGGATTCAATGGCGGATTGATACTTGTCTATAGCGTCAAAATGGGCAATCTTGTTGAAGAACTTACCCACTTCGCCAGCACTATCAGTGAGAAGAAATGGTGCCCCAAACTGCTTCTGTAGGTTAGTTTCAGAGAAGTTCAGTGCTTCGACTACTTCAGGGGGAACAGAACGGTTAAGCGCATCTAGTTGCTTGCCGTTGATAATGTAGCAATTTCGTTCGGCATCCCGCACACGCTCTATAACGGTGCCATTATCAAGTGTGAGTTTTACTGAGGTAGGGGCTATTTGCTTGCCCTTTTCGTTCCATGCCCAAAAGCTTGTGTTCATTGTTCCATCGGGCTTATTGTTGATAACCCAATTTAGGGCGCGGAGTCCCGCACTTTTCCCTGAGTTTGAACTACCAGTGAGGGCGTTAACTCCCTTACAGAATTCAAAATGGGAATCGCGGTGTGATTGGTAGTTCAGGGCGCTCAGGGATTGTATCATGCTATTCTACCACCTTCTCATAAGTCTTTTCAAAAATATCAGGCTTACATGGATAGAATTCCCCATTTACTCCTTGGATAATGAAATCATTCTTGATACCTATCATAACTCCTTCAAGAGTTTGCACTTGTACATATTCGCCAGAAGGATTACTTTCTGAAGGTTCCAATACAGGACTTTCTAGCACTTTACCTTTTGACCACGTACTTAGATACATGCCATTATATCCATCAAATTGAATAGCCTCAATAACTACAGGCTTCTTTCGATATTTCATATTACCTCCCGCAACACTTCTTGAATTTGATTCCGCTACCACAAGGGCAGTCAGAATTCACTTCAGGCTTAATCTCCCCCCTAAGTATCTGCTTCTTGATATCCGCCTTGTTAAACACATCCTTCCATTGCTCTCCCACACCTTCCCAAGTCCAAACCCGCTCATATGCCAGTTCAGCTTTGGCCTTAGCCTCATCGTAGTGATCCTTAATATACTGTAACTTCTCAGCCATGTCCAGTACGTCAGTCACAGGGCGAAGGATGTTATTGTCTGGCATTCCGAGGCAAATCCAGTCGTTGATAGTCTCACCCGACTTGCACATATACCCGTACTCTTCATTAGGCCCAACAATCTCAGGAATAGCCGTATTGTTGGGGAACAGGATAGGTTTCTTGGTTGCCATCGCTTCAACGGTACTGAGCCCGAAGCCCTCGCCGATTGTGGTGGAAATAACCAGATCACAAGCATTATAAAGCTGGTTCACTATCTGGATAGGATACCCCTGATTGGCATTAAATCCACCACTCGGGCAAGCCCAATCCTCATCATACTTCAGTCCATAATGCTCTGCAATCTCAACAATATTCCCGCCTACATCATTAGCCTGTGCATTGATAAACAGGAAGGTATCGGGATTAACCTTATGAAACAGGCTAAATGCGGCAAACGTGCGATGCATATCCTTACGGGGCTGATTCCGATTCACATTCAGCACAATGAACTTGTCCTTGTGCTTAGAGAAAAAGGTTCGCTTAAATTCCGCTACAACCTCTGTGGGAAGGGGGAAGAAAGTGGCCTTATCCACGCCATGATAGATAATAGGCATCCTATCCAGGCCGGGAACATGCTTCAGGCACTCCTTCTTGGCATATTCCGTATATGCAACTGGAAAATCTACCATCCCCACTACGTTCTCAATCCACGACTTCTTAGGCTCGCCATCAATAGGGAAGTAGAAGATAATGGGGAACTTCTTTTCCTTGGGTAGCTTATCCCGGCATTCGAGCAACGTGGGAAGGAAGGTTTCCACGATAAAAGTGTCCTGAAGCATGAATACCAGATCAAATTCACCCGTCCTAGCAAAATCAATAAACTTCTGCCGACCGTAGACATCCTCGTAGACCTTATTCATAGAAAGGGGGGAAACGGCAGGATGGATGGCATAAGGATATTTCTGCTGATCGTAGGGAGAGCCATCATGGTTGATGCCGATACAAGTGAAATTGTACTTGCCTGTGGCGTAGAGGATACGGAGAAGATTACGGGACACTTGCCCGAACCCAGTTTGACACAAGGGGCTGTCAAAATAACAAAGTACATTAAGCTTATTACTCATTGTTTACTCCTTATTTAGTAGAAGTGCTTTCTTCTTACGTTTAGTCTCTAAACATTTTTGCACAGATTCTTTTGTGGGAACATACCCCTTATGTGCTAAACTCATCCTATTTCTTGTAATATCGGAAACTCCTCTTTTTTTATTTGATTCTCTTACAGCCGCCCCTATAATTTGTTTGTGCTTGTCTGACATAATAAAAGGATGTGTTTCTCTGTATTTTAGTAATCCGGCGACTCTTTGTGCCATTTCTTCTTGTGAAAGAGTTTCACATTTTCTTTTCTGTGCTAAAGAAGCATTTTTCCGTCCTTCTTCTGAGTAATGACATCCCTTTCTATTGCATTGATTCTTATTAGCTTCACTCAATCTTTTACGCAAATCCTCATTAGGAGTGCCCCCCGAACAACCTCCTGCTGTTAAATTATACCCGTAGGTTTTATCCGTGCTCTTATAGAAAGATATCCAATATCGCTCTTTTTCATCTAAAACAGCAATATTATCAGCGCGATCAATTTCCTCCCATATAAAACATTCTATGGGATATTTTAGCAAAGTTCTTCCGAAGTATGTTTTACAAGAAGGTTTTTTGGCCGTATCATAATGCCCTTGGCGTCTTCCCTTTAGGGGAAGGGTGGTTTGCCCAATATATACCTTATTGGTTTGTGTATTAGTTACTTTGTATATTATTCCTTCCATATAATCCTTTTGTATAAATCCTCCAATGCCCCCCAGGTCATAATGACAATGGGTTCTTCTAATGTCTTCCTCTTATGCACAATCATCCATTGTGTATTCGGCAATTTATTATTCTGTACTTGATCTATTGTGCCTATTAAATCTAAAGATTCACTATTCTTACATTCTATAGAGAAGGGAAAAACATTACGAACTTTTTCTTTTAATATTATGTCTAATCCCATTTGCCCCATAGGACGTGACAAAATTAAACTGTCATCACTCTGATTTTCATAAGGAAACCCTGTTAAATATGAAATTCTGGTACAAACCCATTGCTGTAAATTTCTCCCCTTGCCTTTTCTCGATGAAATCTTGATAGTCTTAGCATTATTTTTACATTTCCTAATAATTCCCTGTAGTTGTTTAGATACCCCTGGTGAATCCTCATGCTCATTTATGTACATTTCACCTATTTGAGCAATAAGAGATAAATCAGACGTATCAAACTTAACAGTTCGGGATGCCATTTACTCTAATGCCTCAAGGGACTTACTTATCATCTCAAGATAACCTATAATTTCTTCCGCATTGTCATTAGTGCGCTTTCCAAATAAGGCATCTGTTCTTAGAGAACCCGTCAATCCTGATATCTTGCCAGTAACTTCCATTATTCCGTTTTGGTAATATTGACAAACATCATCAATGCCATCAAACATATAATCCTTATTATACCCCATATTTACTCCTCAACATCAGAGAATTGCCGTGGGCGATGTGTGGCAATACTAGCTTCAATCTCCTCCCATTTGTCAATCACACGTTGCCTAAGTTGTTTCTGTAACTTATTAGCCAGTACATAATCAATAAGTTCCGCTCTAGTTATAGTTTTTCCAAATTTTGCTTCAAATGCCTCTGTAAGATTTCCGATATCCTCAATCCACTTTTTAATGTTCTTGACATTAAACTTCTTGGCTAGTTTCTGAGAACAGGCGTCAAAGGCTTTATTCTCCTTGAGAAAATCAGTAAGAGAATCTAGGGTAACTGGTTCTGCCTCTTCCCAACAAACTGCATCAGCCCTTCCAAGAAGTTCTCCCGTCTTATCTGAACGAAGATCAAACAAAAAGTCAATATTTGCGCCCACATCATCAAGTCCCCAATCGAATATAACAGGAAACATGCAGCTTCTAAACGGACGAGTGTGTCTTGTCTTCTCCGCAATAGTGCCCACTTCTATATTCACCGCTCGCCCTTGCATCTCTTCTTTAACATGAGCCACGCTTTTAATCCTCACCGATTCCGCAAATCTAGTAGCTCGGCCACCATTTACCCTATCCTTCGGTGCCCACATTCCAGCATTAATATTATCTCTAGCTTGTGAAATAATATACAAAAGCACTTTCTTCTTATCTAGTTCAGCAGACAATCCGCGGTACATTTCCTGACTAAGAAACTTTGGATTACTCATATTGAATGAACCAGTTTCCACTTCCTTCCCCTTGTCATAAAGGGCATGTCGTTCGTCTTTACGGGCCTCAGTAGCTACATCAGAAAGGAAATCGAGGGAATCAAGGATATAGATTCCATATTCATCTGGTGCAATGTGTTCTAGGAACTTAAAAACATCATATTCCCAATCCTCAACGGTCTTTACTTCTTTAGGCCCTTTGAAAGATTGCCCCATAAGATCAAATCCGTAAAGAGTTTTAGTATCAATAGTATTACCATGTTCCACATCCTGATAACACCACTTTAATTTGTCCTTATATTTATAATAATTAGCGGCTATGAAATGGCAAGCCTTATAGGTCTTAGAACTAGAACTATCCCCCCAATCACGTACAATCGTTCCACTCGGATAGCCCATCCCAAACCCGGCTTTTTCTCCTCCCCCCACTACAAGATCAAGGAGAGTAATGCCAGTAGAAAAATATATCGGCTTATCCTTAGTAGCCTCTTCCTTCTTAGTTCTTCCCATTATCGCCCCCTCAATTCCACATAGTTGTTTATTAGTCATATTCTTTACTAAAAATCTTATACCCCGAAGCAAACTCAGAAAGACCTAAATAGATATTTAGGCACATTAACTTGATTATAAGTTGCTCAAATCTGTACTCGATAGAAATTCCAAAATGCCATGTGACAAAAATCTGTATTTTATATTGCCCCATATCTTCCTCCAAAAGCCGAGGCACCCGTTACAGGCACCCCGGCATTATCTATCAACCCGCTACGCCACAAGCCTTATATGCAGGGCACGTATCCTTCTTGCATTCTGGATGATCGCCCCATTCTATACCAAACTTGTACCCGCTCGGACAGGGATTAGCCCCTTCTGCCTTTGCAGCCTCCTTCGCCTTTCGCCGTGCCTCAAGCGCCGCATCCTCATCATCGGCATCAGGTTTTCCTTCGTCCTTAGCACTCGTATCAGGCTCGTTAGGCTCGGGATCAGCACCACTCTCCTCCTCATCGGTTCCATTCATAATCATCATAATCTCGTCATAGGTGTGCAGGGTAAGAAGCTCGTCAAAGGACACGGCCTTATCAATGAACCCCTCTACCTCCACCTTGCGCTCCACGAAGTCAAAATCCTTGAACTTCATGGACTCAAACGTGCCGACCTTTTCCTTCTCGCCGTAAAACTTGATGATCTTGCCATACTTGTTATCGGGATCGGCAAACCGCACCATCTGCCCATTCTCACCCTTACGAGAGGCGGAACCAATAAGCTCCTTCTCGAAGTAGTAATGGGAGACATCGAATACCTCAAGCCCCTCATCAGGATCGGCCATGTCAAGCACGTTGTAGTAGACACGCCTACTAGCCTTCAGAGCCTTAGCAGTATCCTGATCGTTCTCCTTGTACGCCTTATCCGCCGCCTCGCACAGAGGACACGCCTTACCATAGTTCTTAGAGGGGCACACAACAGCAATCTCACCAGGGCCTACATTCCTGTGAACCCACACATCGAGGTTATAGGCGAAATCACCAATCTTACGCTTTCCACCGTGGACAAGGGGATGAATCTTGGCCTTAATCTCGTAGGGGATAATTACAAGCTTATTGGCATTTTCCTTAGCCTTGTAGAACTTGATATTCCCACTATACTTAGACCAATCACAAGCACCCTTACCACCGCTACCCCCACGGGTATTATAGCTACTCTCGTAGGTGTTTCCCAGGTCAACCTTCTTAGGCATTAGTTTACACTCCTTACATTGATAGTATCTGAAGAATAGAACGTCATATTGCTAGTATCACAAGTAACCTCATATGGAAGCCACTTAATTGGAGGAGTGTACTGAGGATATTCGCGGATAACCACAGGATAGGAAATAGGATTCCAGTTAATGAGGCTCTTGTTCAGAGCCGCAAAAAGCGCCGAATAAAGCGCCTCCGCTTCCTCCTTGGAAACTTCTACCTCCGTCTTACCAAGTCTAATCCTAAACTTAGCCTCTACAGTACTGTCCATTAACTATTCCTCCTATTAAGACTATCATTCATCTCATCCGCCGCATAATCCCCACCAGTCTGCTTGGTATTATAATACCCCGTTACCATGAGTTTTACCAGATTATCCACAGCAGACTTCCGAGAGTCAAGTGCCCCCATAGCGGCATCCAGTGTATACCGCTTCGCTAGAGCCTGTCTATAGGCATCCTTAGCCGTCTGTACCTCAGTATCCTGTTCCACCATAGCCTTGACATTATCCACGGTGGGCTTGATCCCGTCAATAGGGTTATTACTATAGAAAAGGGTGCGTTGGGCGGTAGTAAGCTCTAGTTTGTCCTTGGCAACATCCACGTATCCCCTAGCCTCTGAATACCGCTCTGACCACACATTATAAAGCTCGCCGGAAATCTCATTCTCCTCATCGAGCTTAAACCGATTGACCTTGATATCCTGACTAAAATCCTCACCAATAGTTCTCATTCATTTGCCTCCTGTTCAGCATATTCTTCCGCTTCCTTAATCATTTCATCGATGAGCATTATTGCTCTAAAATGCCCCTTTGTATCTTTTCTGCCACAATACTCAAATGTATTCTTATCTTGTTCTATTCTACTCCTTGCCTCTTTTAGCGTTTCTATTTCAGTCATTTTCATCCTCATTCGTATCTAGCTCATAATCCTCATATTCATCATAAGGCTCATCCTCACATGAATCCTCATCCCATTCTCGTTTTACCTCCTCTGGATCACGGCAATCAGGGCAAATGCCATTCTGCACATCCCATCCAATCTCAGCAAGGGCTTCCTCTATAGCGTCTTCAGGGTGCTGGTCATCTGCGCCATCAAATGAAATAGTGCGTAGAACATGGCACTTATTGCAGTAAAGGGATGCCATGCCGTCATAGGTGTAGTTGTCTACTTTCATTCTGGATCACCCATCTCAAAAATCTCAGGCAGTTCATTTCGGCAGTATTTATACAATGGCCACATTAGATTTCTCATCATTGGATGAGCGGCTTTACTTATTGCTCGTAATTGGAAAATATGTTTCCATTCCCTAAAATTGGCAGAAACTACAATCTCTGTCTTTAGACTATTAGGAAGGACTGAACGCGCTTCCTGTGGATTTCGCCCCTTTGCAAGTAGATCAAAATAAAAGTTTTCTGCTTCTCGCATGGCTTGATACCAATAATAATTTGTAGGCTCAGACCGCCAATCTTCCTCTGTATTTCGTGTAACAACTAGAGGATCAATCCAAGTTGGTCGAATATAAGTAATTTGCTTATCGAACTTATCCTTGGAGTAGTCACAGAATCTAGTCGATTCCTGAGTAAATGAGCAAAGCCTATGTCTCACAAGTTCATGTGAAACTCCGCGATCAGTAATAAACTTAACTGATAAGAATGAATGCTCCAATACTGCTTCGTGCCCTCTTTTAGTAATCATTGAAGCAAATTCTTTCATGGAATCGTCTGTAATCCTATCTTCAGATTTATAAGCAGTTCTGCCAGCCAATTCAATAAGTTGTAATTGCTTCCTCAAATCAGGATTAGATAGAATCTCATATGACTGATCTATAATTTTCATTTAACCCCCTAATCAATCAGATCATCAAAGTTAGTCCAGCCCTTCTCAATGCAAAGTAGGGCCAGATATCCCATAAGGTCAGACACATCATTCTTCCTAATCTCCTCTCCATGCTTCACCCGCTTTAGCTTATCATCAAGCCTCACAAGGATGCCATTAAGGGCCTCGCTGTTCTCTGTCTTGATGTGCTTGCAGAATACACCGAGGGGTTCTAGTGCGGCATTGCCATAGCGTTTGTTCTTTTCAACTACTAAGCAAGATTGTGAATCGTAGATTTGTTTGATTTGGTCTTGAGTAGACATACAAATATTAACTTCTACACTTTCTCCTGTTACTATGTTTGTTCCACGTGCCTTCATATTTCATCCTTCCTTGGATATCGCCTATCCAGGTATTCAATCATAGCCAGACTGACCGCATTAAGCTGCACAAGTTCTTCCCGTTGCTTAGATGGATCATCCTCGGCAAATACCTCGCAGAACTCTTCCCACAGGATATCATACCACGTAATGAATCCATTTGCCGCATTAGTGTTGCACGAATCCTTAGCATTTCTGTCAAGATCAACAAATCGCCTAGTAAACTCATGGTCAGATGGCTTGATAGGATGTTCTTGTTGACCCCACATCATGTCTTGTCGCCCACGTTCTTCGATAATCTCCATTAGAATCTCTGTCTGCTTACTCACTATTACTCCTTCTTATCCTTTTTAATCACAACATTGCCTTCTCTGTACACTCTAGTAGAAAACTTCATTTTGCATATAGGACACATATACATAGACCCTAGCGCATCTAGCCCGTATACCTTTATCTGCTCATTCCCATAATTAGGACAAAACATAATTACTCCTTTTACGCATTGTACTATAACTTTGAAATACTGTCAAGTTCTATTTTATCAGGAGCATCCCTTATTATTTTACTAAGGCATTTCATACAAATACAAGATGTATCCCCGCACAAACTATCTATAATAGCAGTCACATTATCCTTAGAATCACACATATCACATTCTCGTCGGTATTCATAAAACAATAATTCCGCGTGTTTCATATCACTCCCACTTTAAGACGCCGCATTCGACCATAGTTCCCCAATTTCCATTTACTTCAGACCTTTCTTTCTCGATAACTAACGGTACACATATCCACGGGAATTGCTCCATAACCTTTTGTGTTCCCCAATACCACACAACATAGTCTAGCATATCCTCTTCACTCGGGTCTACATCATTCACATGGGCATCATATATCTGAGTAATTTGGTAAGTATCCCTAAACTTCTTGGGGTTCTCTAGCACCTTTCGTACTTGATTCATGTACCACTGTAAAACATGATATGCGGCTCCCTGCACAGGAGTATTGAAACTGTTGTTGCGCGACATCGGCCCATACGCCCTAAAGCCTGTCAATAGGTCTACATAGCCCTTCTTTTGGTAATCTTTGTACTGCTTAATCCTCCATTCCTTGTACACGGGAAATTGATTATCCCACATATCCGTTTCAACCTCTTCGATATGCTTTTCAAAATCCTTATAATTTTTTATCCCCTGTGATTTCAGATGATTTAACAGGTTATGTCGTTTCATGTCTTCCCATAGATCAACTGCCACTTGCCGCCAGAATGATCCATAAAATTCTGCGAACGTAAAATTTCCTTTGCAATCTTGCCGCACTGCTTTGGCCGCTTCTTTTGATCCTTGCAAGGCCACTAAATCATCCCATTTTATTTTGCATATCTTTTCAGTAAAATATTTGTGCATGTCCGCATCAGACGAGGTTAGGTATTTTATCATTGTAGGATCATGGTGGTAACATGCACCAATCCCCACTTCGATGGCCTTGTAGTCGTATTCCACAATTCTATGCCCATCTCTCGGAATAAGCGCACTACGAATAATTTTCTTGGCAAATTCCTCTCGCTTGAAAATATTCAATAGGTTCGGACTATCCCCCGATGGCCTAAACGTATCTACTCGATTCAAGTTAAAGGAAGCATGGACAAAATCACCAGACCGTTCCCTGTCGTACTCCTCTAGCTTGGTTAGTACAGTTGATAGATGCCTTTTATGAAGCAAATCCTTGACTAGAGACACATCATATAATGGCAATGCTTCCTTGTCAACCGAAGGCTTCTTTACACCAGATTTCCCTCCTGCCGTAAACCGCAAAGGCTTTATCTTCAACACATCAAATAGTAGATGGGATAGTTGAGTAGATGAATCATAATTAAATGGCTCCTCCCTATCCCATAGCTTTGCTTCAGGGGAATCCATTATTTTCTGGTGCGCTTCCTGTATGGCATCTGTAAGCATCAACCTATTGCTGTTCAACTGCTTCTCGCTAATCCTGAACCCATTATAGGTGCAATGAGCAAAGGTTTCAGCGGATTCATGGAACAAGTCTATCCCCGCCTTCTGGAATGGCAAATAACTGGCATTCTGCATTTCATAGAGCTTGTGGCAATAGAAAGCATCAAGCCCGTTATAATGAAGCAACTCTTCCATAGGCGCTTTATCTATCTGGTTTATGGCATTAGCACCATACTTCTTTTCATCTTCCTTAGTTGGCTTTAAGAACTCATCCACAGATTCATCATAGATTACGCCAAATTTCGTGTACACAAGGAACTTTTGGGATGTAGGTTTTTGATTATCTAAAATATGAGCATTGTTCATAGAATCCCATAATAGACTCTTAGGCCACATCCCTTGCGTATGGCCTACTCCCCCCCGCACTTTCTCCCATATAAATTCGTATTGCGCGTTGTGAATTATTTTACCTACATCAGATTGGGTTAGCTTATTCCACGCAGTTCGGAATTCCTCGTCGTCAAAGAATGGGAAGGCAAAGGCATGGAGTCCGTTGCATATAGCCGCTGTATATATCCTATGGCCTTCAACGTAGGGCTTGAGTCCCGTAGTTTCGAAGTCGTAAGACATTTTCTCCCAAGCGAGCGCATCATGTAGCCATTCAATTGCTTGTTCCTTATGTGTAGTAGTGAACACATTCTCATCATAATTATAGGTATAAAAGGGCTTTGTGGCACATTCAAAGGCATTCTGTAGATGTTCCTTCCACATTTTAAGCACAGAAGGGTCTTTCTCATAAAGGCACTTGCTGAAATTACCATCATCATAAGCTTTCTTACTAAATAGATAGGATACCGGCCAAACTGGGCACACCCACCGTTTTATCTCCTGGTCAGGCACACATTCCCCTACAAAAGCACTAAAAGAAGTTCCTGTAATCCGCCCTGTTAGCCTAGGCCCAATAAGTGAATCAAAGGCAAATTCCCCTAACAGAATAATGGATTTGGGCTGTAGTTTATCAATAAGTGACAGTAGTCGTGATCTGCATAGATTCACGTTCTTGGTGGTAGGATCACCTTTGATGGGTTTACAATTAACCGCAGTAGTATACCAGCAATCCTTCTCGAAACTAATCCCCAATGACTCTAATTGATCTATGAGAAAATACATTTCCTTGTCCCGGCCATAGACCCCCACCCTATCCTCTTCTTTATAGGGGTAGGAACCTACAATCAGAACCTTTTTGTTGCCGTCACCAGATAGACGAAGTTTGGGAGAAGTGCAGGTTTCATAGAGCTTACAGACGCTACAGTTGTCAGATTTCTGCACGTTTGTCTTGTCGGGGACGATTTGCTGGTTGAAAAATGGCATTATTCCATCTCCATCCACGCTCCAAATAATCCCATCATCTCTTCTGGATATAAGGCAAATTCTTTACCATGAAGGTGCTCCATATTCTTCTTAAATTCAGGCCAACTTTCCTGCAATTCTTCCCAAAATTCATCTAAGGTGTATTTTTCAAAATACATCATTTTGCACATATCAGAACAAAATCTATTCCCTCGTTCATTGGCAAGTTT